GAATGCGGCCCATTTCGGTCGTATAGATGACCTCCGCCCGCGCCTTAACGGTTGCAAATATCGACGGATCCTTGAGATTCCGCCCGATTGCTTGCACCACATCGCGCACCGGCTTCTGGCCCATCGCTGCAAGCTGAATTTCAGTTACGACACGTTTCCTGATGTCGGCTGTAAGTCCGGTTATGAGTTCCGCCCGAAACGCCTTGAGTTCGTCAAGGATAGTCTCGGAGACGTAAGGAAGGGCAACGAACAAATTGGTCGATTTGATCGCCGCATCGATGACCTTGATTCCACGTACGAAAACGCGTCGCCCGTCTTCCGTCATCTGGTCCTGAAGCCGAATGGCAAAGTCCTTCATCACCTGCTCAAGCGCTTGCTCAATCTCGCCCGTAAGTCCGATCGAGAAGCGTTCACCTTCGATGATGCGGAGAATTATCTGTTCTCGCAGTCGGTTCACGAGCACATCAACGTCGGCACTCCCGGCCCTGATTGCCGAAGTTATCTCGGCGAGCGTCTGACGTATGAGCCGTTCTGCACCGGAGCTAGCCATTTCCGTTTCCTCCGACACCGTCTGTTATGGGAACCTTTGGCGCTCCACCGGGAGGAACGCCCGCCTTGTCATACACGTTGACAAGAGCGTCTGTGGCACGTGCTGCCCGTTCTGCTTTGAGGTCTTCAACCGTCTCCTCGGCTGAAACCTCGACGCCCATGCGCTGCAGGAGTCCGTCAACTACCTTCTTCGCGCTTTCGTCCGATGCCCAACCGTTCTGTGTAGCGAGCACGAGCGAACTCGTAACCTGCTGCATCCCGGCTCCCATTACAGCCGCATCACGGCGCTCAAAGTCGTACATCGAGATTGCAACATCAATACGTTCATTATCTGCAAGCGTGATCTTCTTCCCAATGATTGCCTGATCAACCACATAAAGCGCGAGGAACTTCACGAACTCTTTGACTCGCGCCTGAATTGACTTGAGCATCTTGAGCGTCGGCAACGACATAGACTCAGCGCTTGCCTTGTTTGCATCTTCACCCGTGCCAAACCACGTCATGGGGAACCGCTTCGCTCCTACGATGAATCTCTGCATCGCAAGTACAGCCGTGTCCACGTCGAGCGACCCCAACTTCGGCGCAGACGTTTCATAAACTACGTTTTCATTGTGGAGTCGCGCCGCTCCGGTCTGCGGCGGTGCAAACGTCTTCTGCTTCTCCTTGATCTGCTCCTCGTTCAGTCCCTTCATCGTTACATCCATAAACCACATGTTCCGGGCCTGAAAACCACGGAGTGCGTCGAACACAAACTGATCGAGGACGTCGAGCCAGTCGAGCATTTCAATCAGGATTCCGGTCCCACGTGTCTGATTGAGGAGCTTATTGTTACGCCAGAACACGACTTCACCCACCCGCCGCTCGTACGTCGGTGATTCCGGATTTATGTCCTCAGCAACTACGGTCAACAATTTACCTTCTGTTTCCCCTTGGAGTGGAGCAAGACGCACAGCCTTCACCTCCAGCAGATTGAGCGGGTTCGTTATCACCTCCCGCACTGCCGAAGAGTCGATAAAGCCAATCCGTACGTCGCCCTGTCCGCGCATCGTCCCATCAGGATTCGCCTTTGCCGTGGAGAACACCGGCACGACAAGCTCACCCGTGATCAGCAGATACTCGACCAAATCCGGGAAGTTCTGGTTGAAGTTGTTGATCGGATCACTTGCAAAATCGTCCCAGACCATCTGCGCATCGTTTCGTCCCGTGTCAGTTTCGTTTCCGTCCTTGTCCCGTTTGAGTATTTTGACTTCGATCGAAAACTCGTCGCCCGCACAGAACTGCGTGATCGTGTCAATGATACCACGGGCAAGTGGATTGCGTTGCCAGAGATAAAACGAAAGTTCGCGCTGACGATCGTACGTAAGCGGCATCAAATCACGCTTGATGTCCGTCAACCGGCGGTACTCGCTGGCCTTCGGGTCGTCGTCGTCTGCAGTTGCAGCACCTCGGAACTCGGACGAAAGCCGACCACCCAGAATACGATCAACGGCTCGAAATAAACGATTTGCCATTACCAGACCCTACGCCTTTCCCCTGTTACTCTGGCCCTGACGCCAGCGAGCGAATCCGCAAATGATGCGCGAGTCTCCACTGCAACGACATCGTCGGAAGTCGATGCCACGCTTCGGCGTTTGCGTGTCCAGTTCCAGTACACAACTGCGTCGCCTTTGTTGGGTGAGCGTCCAAGTCGTTTCTTCTGTTTTTCCTTTGGCTCGACCACAATCATTCCGTTTTTCGTTTCATACTTAACGGAACAAAGGTCCGCAAACAACTCCTCATCCATGGGAAGCGACACGTGCGACTCCGCGCCAAACTGAAGGTCGAGCCGCATCAACCACCACATTTGCGAGCGGAGGTCTTTGAACTTTTCGGCCATGCGAAAACCGTGCTCTGTGTAAATCTCGGCCTGCCTTTCGGAGCCGATCAGGTTTTGCACCTCCCGGCCCAGACGATGCAACTCATTAACCGTGCCTGCACCAACGCCGATACCATCAACGCCGATGCATTCATTCGGCGCGCCCTTTTGCACGGCTAGCACGTGTACACGCTCACCGAGTTCGTTTGCGTTTGGACAGGCAAAGTCTTCAATGGAAACGAGCCTAGAGCCTTCGCCATACGCGATCGCCGCTTTGTCGCCGTCCATCGAGTTTGCAACGTCCACGCCGATGCACGGCCAACCTTCCACCGCCGGTCGAAGTGTCGCGTCCTTGCACCAATCCCAACGAATGAGCGAGTCCACAGCCTCGGACGGCGAAATGCCACGCGCTCGACTTTGATACATCCGGTGGTCGGCCCCGTAACGTGCAAGCATCTCGTCGAGCCGTTGCTTCGACTGCGCGCCGGGAACAAAGCTCGGATCGTTAAGCACGATGTTTGGATGGTCGAATGCCGAAATCCGAATGAGATCGACACCTTGCTCCTGTGCAAATCTGTGCAGCGTGTCCGATTGATTGTCCGGGTTACCAAAGGCGAGGATGAGGTTATGCGGACTAGTGCACGTATTCCGGATCGCGGACATCACGGCATCGTGTACGCCCGGAGTTTCCTCCACAATGAACAGCATGTGTTCTGCGTGGAAGCCTTGTGCACGCCTTGCGCTCATTGAAACCTCATCTGCTGAGACGCCAGCAACGAATCCGACGGCTTCGTGATTCTCCGATCCCGGTTGCATGCGCAGCCTCAACATGGCAAGCTCGCCACGATTGAATTTCGGCCAGAGACGTTGCAGTTCCTTCCAGAGATGCAAGCGGAGCTGGTCTTCCTTTGGAGCGATTGTGATGACGATGGAAGGTTCAAAACATTCAAGAAACCAAAGCGTGATGACTGCTCCGAGAAAAGTCTTGCCTGTACCTGTGGCGGACTCGACGGCGACGTTCCTTGAAGATTCAAGCGACTTGAACACACGCAAAAGTGGGTCACGGTCGCCGTCCCACGCGTGATCTTTATACTCATTGAGAAGCGACCACTCGATTGTTTCACGTCTGATGCCGAGCCGTTCAACGGCAAACCCGACACCGTCAGTTCTCCATTGAGTGCGCTTTTTCAGCACGTCCATTAGTCGGAGCAATTCCGACGTCGCGGAGGATGGCACGCAGCTCTTCCCCGTTTTCAGTGAGCAGCAATTTGATGCGTTTGCGAATCTCGGCGTCCGTCTGCATCTCGTACGAATGTGAGTCGCCCGTGTGTTGAACCTTGGCAACGTCGGTCTGGTCTAGGAACTGCTTGCCCATCCAAATGAGCATCGTCGGGTTTCCACCAGCAGCCGCTTCATACTGGAAGCGCCGGAGCGACGCCTTCATGCACTCTTGCCCTTTTTTTACTGAATCGACATGCTTACGTGCAATCGTCTTGGTTGAACAACCAAGGACCGCCGCGATCTCGGAATGAGTGCAGCCGATCGCTGCAAGCGCTCGCACTTGATCTGGATTGATTTTCTTTGGGCTGAAGTCGGGCAACGTTTGACCTTGATTTTGATCGTCCGGTCGTGCCGTTTGACTAAGCCGGGATCACGGACCACACCGGGAAAAACAGAAGAACAGAAAAGAAGGGCCGTCGGCCCCAGTACAAAAAAATACACGGAAGGCGCTCGCGCAAGTCCCTTGCACAATATCGTGGTTTCGGCATCCCCCCAAAGTACCGTCGGACCCGCGTCCTTAGCTGTCGAGCTTAATGTTTAGTCAAGCATACGGTGTCTGACTTAAACTCGAACCGCTAGGGACGGGCCTCTCGTTTAAT